AACCCAGTATAAAGATTAAAGATTGTACCCCAAGCATCAAGATAATTTCTAGAAGCCCCTGCAACATCATTAAGATTGTTTACTGCTAAACCAGATATTGCTGTTACTACAATTGTATCATCAAAATATATACTAGATGATGATAATTGAGGTGTATTGTTAAAGTATTGACTGTTTGCAAATATTGTTGACATACCTGCATCAACTACAATATCAATATTATATTGCTCAATATCTGATGCAATGTTGAATAATCTATTAAGTTTAGCTGGAATTGCTCCCAGATCTTTTGTAGTTAAGTTTGTATTATTAAATGAGCCTATTGGGAACAATGCATCAACACTACCACCCTTAACTGATGTAAAATTGGTGTATATACTATTAAGTGTATTTGCTAAAATACTTACCTGAGCTGGGGCAGTAGCTGTATTAGTAATACCATACTGGGTTGATAATTGTTGCAATAATGTTGTTGCTGATTGTAATGTTTTATAACCAGATGTTACTGTTCTTGCAAAATTTGTAGGAACACCGACATTATTTAACCATGTACTAGTATTTTTATGTGATATAAATGGGTTAACTGCAATTTGAATATTAGGAGAACCATCATTTACATTATGAATAAAGAAGCTCTTTGCTGCACCACCATTTGATGGGTTAATTTGTCTCCAATAGTCTAATGATCCAACTGCGTTTTCAGCATATGAATAAGTTAACTGTGTTGTTGTTGGATTAAAATTGGATTGTGATAGTTTAAACAAACCAAATATTAATGTATCATTAAATGTAGGGGTACCAATATTAAATGTTGGTGTCGTTTCTAATACTTGTGATACGCTCGAACCAATATTTGATGTAGCATTATTATTTGAATATGCATACGAATTTTCAGACTGTGAAGATAATGCAAATGATAATCTGGTTTGTGGCACTTGCACATAATTTGTTGTTTCATACGTAGCAGATAATAATGAATTAACTGCTAACAAATCTGTAAAGTTAGATGCTGGGTTAATATTGGAGTTATCTGCAATACCTAAATAATATCCTGCAAAGTTATTATTAATTGATGTTTGACCGTTGTTTAATACAACGATACCTGCATTAGCAAAAGAAGATATACTATCAAATTGTGTATATGGTACATTGCTCCAAGCAATTCCGTTACCACCTTGTAAATTATTATATTGTTCAGAAGTTAATTCAAAGTGCGTAGGTTGACCTATAATATACATTACGTTTGATGATAATGCATTAAACGTGTTTAATGTATAGCCGTAATCTGGATTACTACCATTGCTATAATTTACATCTACTGGTGTTACTGGATAAACTAATGCGCCATAATTGGAACCAAATCCTTGACCTTGATTAGCTCCATATGGTAGTCTATATGCGTTTACTGTTGCGTTTGTTAAAAATAAAGGCTGTGCTGTCTCGTAAAAATATCTTTCTGCTGCATTTGTTGGGGTTCCAAAAATACTTTCCCATTCTGATAGACTTGTAACTGTAAGAATTTCATCTGTGGGGCCTTGGGGAGCATAGCCGGCAACTAAAATGCTTGTACCAGTCGGTATGTTTAATGTTCTGCTTAGATCAACTTCATTGATCTGGACACCGGGTGACGTAATTGAGAGAGCCATATGTTATTATTTATATTTTTTGGAACAACTTTTTATATTAAACTTGCGAAGAATTGAGAGAACGCAAATTCAAAAGTTGTTTCCATCTCACCTGGGTCTCTATAATTGTAATCAATACTACCTAAAGAAACTGGAAAAGCTTTAGTGTAAGTAAATTTAATAATGTTTTTATCAAATTCATCCTTACCGTAAACAGTTAAATCTGTTTGATAAGCTTGAGGTTGTAATTTTGGATTTAATGTACCAGATTTTTTTACTATAGATTGATCTGGTACTATTTGGTTAGCATCATATAATGACTGTTCTTCATCATTTAATAAGTTAAGCCATGTATATAACATCCAATAATTGTTAAATTGATTATCAACAGTAAAGTTAACGGATATGTTATCATATGGTGGTCTGTTATTAGATGAAGCTTTATAATTTTGGCCTGAATAACCTGCTGTTACTTCTGGTACACTAATTTGTGGTATAACTGAACCATAAACTGAGAATTGAACTGAATTTTGATTGACAAGGCCTTGCTCTCTAACTGATAAATCATTAGTATTATAGTTTCTCAATATAGGGGGTAAAGTAAACACTAATAGAAATTTGTCTTTCCTACTTTTGTTTAATGTAGATTGTTGATATATTGTTTGATCTGCCATTAGTTTAGAGGTTTGTAACCCATTGCTAATAACGCTGTTAAATCGTCATCACCTTGCTCTTTATCTGACATAAGCGTTGGCATTGCTGAAAAGCCACCGTTTTTATCATTATAAAAAGAGTTAGAGTTAGTAAAATATTTAATACCAAAGTCGTGTAACCTTAATTTTAAAGGTCTGCCATTGAAGTCAGTTTGTATGATTTCAAAATATCTTTCAGCTAATCCTTTCTCTAATAATATAAGAGACCAAACTAAAGACATTACCTTGTCATCGTGATAGCCAGCGCCTTTTTTAGCTGACCAGGTACCATTTGCATGCCTTACAAATGACTTAAACTCTTTTAATAAACTTAAATCTCTAATTTGCACAACTTCTAACTGGTTAACCCAATATCTCATATTAGTAATGCCTGCATATTTTGTATTTGTATGAGATATAATACCAAGCATAGATTTTTCTCTACCTGCTGTAGATGCCCCCCATGATACTATATTATCATACTCAAATTGTGTTCTTAACCCATCCACAACTTGAGCTCCACAGTTATTTCTCTCTATGCAAACAAGTGGTTTACCCCATTGGGTTAAAATTTCATTTAACTTACTTGTAAAGTTAACTGGAGATATTCCATTGTTACTATAACATGCAACTTGTTTTATACAAGTTAAATCTGTTATGTCCATTATTTGTATAACTGAAGCATCTTTGTCTATACCTTCACTTACATCAACCCCCACTACATAAATTTTATTATCTGAAGGTTCTTCCCAAATATGGTACATATTCTCTTCCATAGAGTATATGGGTTGTCTAATATATACAGAAAGTTTTTCATATAATGAATCATTAATGGAACTTTCCCCTGAATCTAGGAACTCACAATTAAACTCTTGATTGAATGCATCTTGACTACCAATAGTTGCAATTGTTTCTATTTTCCACTTTTCATCTCTACCAGGAATTTCATTCCATAAAATTTTATCACTTGCCCAACCGTTTCTCCCTGTCTCTGCTCCGGAATATAAATTGTGGAATAGATTACCGGTACCATTTGCAGTTGAAGCTATAAAGATTTTAGATTTCTTAGACGATGAAACGATAGGGTATACTGATTTCCAAAATTCATCAACTAAATGCGACTCAATAAACGCCAACTCATCTAATATAAGAACATTTATAGATTGACCTCTAGCAGCAGTACCTGTCGTGGTAGATATACCAATTCTACACCCATTTGCAAGGGCCATTGATGTTTTAGCGTATTCTACAACACCTGGTTTTAACCAGTTTGGCAATTCTTCATATGCTAAACGTATTCTTCTAAAGATTTCAATGGCAGTACCTTCTTTATTTGCTACAATTAATATAGCTTGATCTTTTTGAAAGCACGCAACCCATAATGCATATATTGTCATTAATGTTGTTTTACCAATCTGTCTGCTTGCAAGTAATATAAAGAATCTATTATCACGCATTTTACGTAATACTCTTTTTTGACATAAATGTAAATCAATTGTCTGTTTACCCTCGTCTAGTGATACTATATAGAAGAAATTTTCAGCAAAATGGAGTATGTTTACAGCGCACTTTTTTAAGTCTGCTAACATATCTGGTGTATACTCAAATTCTGAGTCTACTGCAGGCAGATTTGGGTTATTAAGATAGTTTTGTTTGTTTTTAAGCACGAGAGACATAAATATTTAACATACTATGGCACATAATCTATTAGAGATATGGGATACTTACAACACTAAGGTCCTTAATGAGAAAACACTTCCAAAAGAAACTGCTAAATTTGGAAAAAAGCCAGGCAAGGGACCTGTTCAATTGAATAACCCTAAAGCAGGTGAGATTGCACACCAAGATACATCTGGACCCGATGTTACAGGCAATTTTGATGGTCCAGCATTTAATAGAAAGATTGACGATCTTAAGACTATGACGCCAAAAGATAAGGCTGATAGACCTTACGTGAAAGATCTTAACGTTTTTGATGTGGATGAAAAATTTGACAAAAATATTGAGAAATCTACAAGCACAATAATAAATAATTACATGAAATCTACTTTTAATCAGTTATTCGAAGAAGTTATGGGTGAAGACGATAAAGATCTAGCAGCACTTGGTGTTACACCAGATGCAGGATCGCACGGTGAAGAGGGAAT